TTCAACTCAAGGCACCAGTTCCGCGGTAGAAATACAAAATGCGATTAATAGTATTAGAACGCGTCTGAACGCTATGGGGGCAGCCGACGCAGGAAGGGACGAATTACTAAAAGCCCAATCCGCGCTCGTCACCGTATTGGCTTATACATACGGAACCGTAAAAGAAGCCGGAAAAGTCTTTGACTCTGAAGCGCTATTTGAGGCCCAGAAAACCGCAATGGACTTCATCAGTAAAGAGAAAGCACGTGCGGCGAGTAACGCAACCACGTTAAAAGAAGACAATTCGAATAAACGGCGTATGGCTCAAGTCAATACCTATTATACCCGCAATTATGAAGCCAATACTGAAGTCATGAAGAACATCATTTTTGTATCTGTTGCGCTCATTATATTGGCAATTCTACGCAATAAAGATCTGCTACCTTCTTCTATTTCAACTTTAGGCGTTATTTTCGTTCTTACGTTAGGAGGTATTGTCATTGGACGTCAAGTATTCGACATTATTCGTCGTAACGATCATGATTTTGATAAATACGACTGGAATTTTAACGAAGAAGAGCATGATAAGAAACAACTTAGCCAGCGGAATTCTGACCCCGCCAATCTCTCGGAAATGGGAATGGGAATGGCGCCATGCTATGGACCCGGATGCTGCGATGTCGGAACCATATGGAATCAGCCTGCAGGGAAGTGTATGCCTGGCGCGGGAGGGCGTGTAGGCGGCAGTGCTGTTTGGGCCCCCGACAGCAACCAACTCGCCATTACTTTAACTGTTCCAGGAGGATTGTCGAGTAGTGCTCCTGCGGATATAGTTACAATTACATTACCATCTGGATTGTTTTCAGGAACACCGGTGTTATCCGGAACTGAATATACAGGAACACCTTCTGTATCGGCACCATTCCCCTTAACGAAAATTACTAGTAGTATCGCCGCCGCAGGCTCGACGACGATTACGATTACGGGCATGACCCTATCCCCAAGCGCATATTCTATATCGAAACAGCTCACGGTGAAAACAACGAAAGATATCAATCTTGTTGGTATTGCTATTTCCGGCTTTTAATCTTAATTCACGCATCGGTAATTATAATCTAACAAATATAGTAGTTAGAATATAGTATAATAAAAAACAATTTATATTCATATAGATAAATGGGAATAGATTTTAATGACGCTGAAGGCATTGAACCCGAACTTTTAGAACAAGCCCAAAAAGGAGAGGCGATGATGAAAGAGACAGTAGCAACTGATGGAGAATCTTTGAAAATATCCGGCGGGGGCGGGGGCGGCGGAGGACAGCTTCCATTCAATGTTGTGCTTCAAGATTCGCAAGATAAAATTACAGAAGTCAAAAAAATTATGGCGATGGGTGGGTTTAATGGGCCTGAAAAATGTAAATACGAAACAAGTCTCGCCCACGCGGAATGGGTTCATTCGCGAAATCTAGAAAAAAAATGTACAAATGATGTGAAAGAAAAGAGTGTGAAATATACAGCTTTAGTGAATGGAAAGGCGCAGACACACGAAATTAATAAAGCTCACAAAGAATGGACCGATATTCGAGGCAATTGTGTCAAAAGTGTCTCGGATGTAATAGAAAAGGCGAATAAATATGTCGAAACCGACCGTCGGTGTCGCGCCAATAAAGATGCGGATAATGATATTTACCCTTCTCTCACATTGGACGGGAAGAAACAAGGCTTTCATGTTCGCCGCGAAGTAAATACTGAGAATGTGGAAGGCTTTTTTGGAAATAGGGGGGGCATAAAAGAGGGGTTTGATTTTTATAACGGTTCGGCGTATAATGGCGGTAATAGTATAGCTGTCGCCGCATCTAGTTCGCCTGCTGCGCCTGCCATCCTGAAATTCAACAAACGCCTACCAAGATACGCCGACGTAACAGGAAATAGGGCTTCTTCGGATGGTGATAGTAACACAATTATCCCATGGACTGAATATTATACCGATTGTACGGGTAGTATTACTGCTATCCAAAGAGAATTATGCGAAAATGCCAATATACAAATAGATAAATATGCGAACACAATCAATACTCTATTTGATAGAGCAGATGATTTATTGAATACGTATTATAAATTATCGATAACCGGTGGTCAGTCGCCTGAAAAATTAAACGAGATTTTACTTAGTGATAAGAATATTAAATCCATTATAGAAAATCAAAAGAAAAATATTGGATTATACAAGCAAAACGCCTTATATGACTATGACGAATACAATAGCCTCTCATTTTACGAGGATTTGGTGATGTTTCTTTACTACGCGGTCTTTGCGATTTTCGTGTTTATGTCTCTACGCGAGTTCTTTTCATCCGCGGGTGGTTCTTACGATAAGCGCAATATTATTATATTGATATTATTAGGCATTTATCCGAAATACATCTTACCGGTTGTATTGTGGATATTGAACGGTCTTACGAAAATAGCAGAAACCCTCGGAGTGAAGAATGTGCGTTTTTGGGGTGCGTAAATACGAATGCGAATGCGAATGCGAATACGAATACTACACCCGTATTTTATGCGTCATCGTCCTCGTTTTCGGCATCGACATCGACGTCATCGTCGTACATGATACGACACTTACGCCATCCTTTCTGCGTGAGTTTTCCGAACTTCTTCGTCATATAGTCGTATAGTTCATTGCCCTTCGGGATATTCTTACCATGTTGTACAACGTACCATTTCTTGAACTCTTCATATACTTCGGTCTTCTTGATATATGTATCTTCATCTGCGACGCGAATCTTGTCGCGCAAGAATTCCGAGAGATAGTCCTGAGTATTGCGATACTTATTACTACTCGCTGTAACGGCGGCGCATGTCCGCACTTTTCCATCTGTTTCAAATGCCTTCTTGACGAGCATCGCCATAAAGACATTTACCCACACCTTTATTTTCACATCCAAGTTCTTATCGATCAGGAACTGATACGGCTCTTCGGGATCGTCGGTTTTCGGCTCCTCGCAGAATTTCGATTTATAAGGGCAAAGACGGATACGACGCCATGTACCGTCGTCGTTGCTCTTGATATCAAACAGCACATTCGTACATACGACCAACTTGAACTGCGGAACAAACGAAATCGTATTCTTGAAAAGCGCGCGGGCGGTCATATCATCGCCACCGGTGATTTCCTTCAAAATACCCTCGTTGATGCGATCGCCCTTCGTCGGTTCCTGCATAACTGCGTAACGCACACCTTTGAGGACTGCGAGTTCTGGTGAGGCGCCGCCAATCATCGCGCGTTTCTGCGTTACTGCGGTGATGGGGAGGACCGCCTTGTACTCGCCAAGGCACGCCGACATCAATTCAATGAGTTTCGATTTGCCGTTGCTTCCACCACCGATATAAATATTGAATGTCTGTTCGCGATTCGTGCCGATCAGGGTTGAAGCGAGATGCTCCCACATATACGTCCGCAGTTCTTCTTCTGGGAAGAGTTGCGCCATGAACTCGTTGATTTCGTTGATGTGGGCTCGATGCTTCTCCTCGTCGAGCTGGATATAGTCGATTTTCGTGGTCTTGGATAGATTGTCGTCCGGCTGACCGCGGCGAAATGTCCGCGTCTTGAAATCAATGACGCCGTTCTTGAAACACAGGAGCTCAGGGCGTGTATCTATTTTTTCCTCAAAATCCTTGTCATAGAATTGCTCACGCACCTCACGCATAATGTTGTTCTTGAAACTCGTCGTCTTCAGTTTCGTACAAATATCCACGATACGGCGCGACCTTTTTCGCGCGGATGTGTATTGGTCGCATGTTGGGTCAAGCCCTGATGTGAGATCCATAATCTCGCGGTGCTTCTTCGTATAAATATCATGCATGTCTTTCGAGATGAGCGCGCGAAGTGAATTCCCTTGGTCGCATTCCACCCAACGATTCTTCTCGAACTCATACCACATGTTATCCTTCACGCTCACACATACGAAGCGGTCCTTGAAAATCGTGTATAGAACCGTCGCCAAATCTACATCCGTGGATGCGTCGTTGGTCGTCTCGTTACAAATAGTTTGATGAATGAAGTTGTCGATGGTTTCATTGCGGATACGCGCGTATTCTTCGGGGCAATCGTTCTTCGCCCAATACATGATCGACCGCCGCGTAAGGCCCTCGGGGCTATAAGGAAATCCGCACCAAGTATCATAGCTCTTCATAATATCCGCATACGAGAATTTACTGGACTTCGCGCTGAATAGCATCCAAGTCAGGAAGAGCTTGTCGCTAGTATTGTGAAGTGCCAAGCCGACGCGGAGCCATTTATCGTATGGGTCATAGTATTGCGATGGAAGCGCCATCGTGTAATAGTGGGTTTCGCGGATTTCATACTCTTTCGGCTCAAGCATATTCAGCATGATTTCAACCGCCATCGTAAGTTCGGACTGGTTCGTGATTTTATCCATCATGATTATACCGTTGTGCGACATCAACGCGTCACTCCCACCACCCGGATTCATGCCACCGCCGCCACCCGTGACGACCAAGCGCAGACGCTTTCCGCCATCCGCGCCACCATTCGCGCCGCCGTTTCGCCCCGCTGTGCCACGTTGCTGATTCAGAAGCGCGTCATATTCGGCTTTTAAGGTAGGGTTGTTCGGTAGAATCGAAAATGATGGATATCCGGTTTCAATTGCTCCGGGCGCTCCACTGGCCGCGGTTTGAACCGATAATTTGGCGAACTGCTCTTTTACATTGAATTTGCTCGTTTTCTCTTCCTGACACATCCACGCGCCGTCCGTATCATCGGGGTCATGCATCATGATGAAATGATACTTCAACATATACGCCTTATGTCCGGGTTTGCGCGAACCGTATAACTGCCAGTTTGTGTGGCCGCGCGATATTCCTTCATCAAGCACATCATTCCACGTATTCGTTATTGGGATATCCGTCCAAATCTCCGGAAGTTCTTTCAGCATTCGTGTGCGCAACATTCGCTGAATCGGGCGCTCTACGCTGGCGCCAATTATCATATGAATACCGTCCTTGGTTACATCTTCCAACTCATTGACATCGCTCTTTTCGAAGATATAAATCGGGATGGTTGCGTCGGCGGGGATTTCCACGAGTGCTTCCAACGTCTGGATGTAGGATTGGATCATATCCAAAACGTGTTCCTTCGAATGCTGGCGTTTGGTGATACTCGTTTCATACCTGAAGTCAAAATCTACCGTGATAATACCCCGTTCAGGATTCTGTTTTTCGGTCAAGAACTCCTGTTTTCCGGTTTCAAACACATGAGTATAATACTTCTTCCAGAAGACCGGCAATATCGCAGGCGGAATCGTATAAACTCCGCCATAGACATTCAACGCCTTATCCCCAATCCGCGTGTGCGTATAAGCTTCGCCTGGTTTCGATACATGATGTTTCATAAATTGTTCATACGTCATCCCCGCGCAAAGAGACTGGTATGAAGCGGTTGTGGTGTCGGTGGGCGTCGCAGGCGCCGTATTAGCGCTGCCTCCTCCTCCATTCACGGTTGTTGTTGTTGTTGTCATTCTCCTCGCGTCGTCGGATTGTCTCTCTTGTAAAAACTAATTTTGGTAGGTTGAAGTTTCAATTTTGTCCGGTTTATGAATTGAAATTTGTAAAACCTCCGGTTTATATATTCCAGAGGTTTTATCTCTAAATCTGATCCCCCAAAAATGGCACTTGGACTTTTCCTTCCTAAAAAACCGGTGAAAAAGGGGGATACTTTATTTTCCATTTTCTGGGCGCAGGACTTTTGTAAAAAAAGTGTTTTAGCCCGTGGATTTTTTTTTAGTGTTTGGATTTTCTGGTTTGTGACCATATATCGTCAGGGGTAAAATAATGAGAGCATAATGGTGTGGGTGTTTTGTGGTGGGCACTGGGTTGTTGCTAGGGTTATCGTCACAAAATGGTCGGGTTCGCTCGGGGGAAGAAGCATGGCGGCTGAAACATCATAAACATGTGACTGACCTTTTTGGGGGTGGTGGGCGGACTTCGTCAGTTTTACCGATATATTTTATGGACATATTTTAGAACATTAGTAATGAACTGGTATGAAAATGAGAAACTCAATTACTTGTAAAAAAATCGAGTATAGTTATGAATGTAAATTATGTAACTTTAAATGCTCATATAAAAGCAACTATGAGAACCATCTTACTACGCGCAAACATAAAATTATGGTAAAAAATGAAGAATTGTCACAAAAGAAAACCAACACTGTTATATCATCCCAACTAGATACATCGACACTGACGACGGAATGCGTCAATACTTGTAAATACTGTAATAAACGATATACTCATCTTTCTGGATTGAGCCGTCATAAGAAAACCTGTATTAAAATTCCAACGAATCGCCCCCTTACGATAACACGCGATGAGTATGACAAACTACTTGAGTTTATAGAACACATTAATAACTGTAACGAAACTGTAAAAAACAATAATGAATTAAACACAGGTGATAGTTCTGATGAATATATGAAAGTATGCGATAACAACCTTCAAAATACAATAGTTCATAATACAAACTGTATGAAGGATATGATGATTACGAGTATCAAACTACAAACCAAAATGGTTGAATTGACGAAACAACATAACGAAAAATCCATATCACCGTTATATTCATCTAGACCTGAAATCATAATAAATGTCGAGCATCCCACATTCAACAACACCACGAATACCAACAGTAACAACAATAATAACAACAACAACAATAATAACAACCACAACAATAATAACAACAATAACAACACTGAAAACTAACTTGGTAAAGACATATCAAAAGGCCGAATGGCCCTACACAATAAATACAGTTAGTTTACAAAATACCAATCTTGACCGAATCTCTCTTTTCAGTCGAAAATATTCCGTTTGAAACTCTTCATTTCAAAAGTTTCAAATCCAAGGGCTTGGCCATTTATGTTTCAAGGATAAAACCGCCAAAAATATTCCGTTCAAAACTCTTCATTTCAAAAGTTTTAAATCCAGAGACTTCATCCATTATGTTTCAAAGACAAAACCGTCGAAAATATTTCGTTCAAAACGGCCGAAGGCTAGAATAAACGAAGGAATTAGACCCCCTATTTTTGGACATTTATTTGTCCACCAGAAATGTCCATTTTGCCCTTTGCGCGTGGGAGTTTTGAAACATGAAATGAAAAACATCAAAAAATGGGGTTGTGACCATAATGCTCACAAAACGTATTTTTTGCGTTGAAAACCTGTGACTGAACTTTTTTGGGGGGTTGGTGGGCGCGTCCATTTTGGTAGGTTAAAATAGGACATTTATGTATAAGGATATATTTAGGATACACCAAAAATATCCGAGGATACATATCATAAACATGCAACATACATTCTATTGTAAAAAATGTGACTTCAAATGCTGTAAACAAAGCATCTATAATAAGCACCTACAAACACTCAAGCACACTCGTATCGAAAATATCCAGATACATACCGGACCCGGATACATAGATACAACAAATATACTGTCCGAAAAATGTCCAAAAACTGGATATTCATTTATATGCCAATATTGCTTGAAATCATATAAGTATCATTCTGGATTATGGCGACACAAACAAGAATGCCACGAAATTGTAACAGCAATAGTCAATAATAAAGACTCTGTCACTACGTTGGACGATACAACGCCTATAAATGAGATTATACGTAAAAACCCAAATAATAATCTTGAAAAAAATAACGATAATACAACCCATGACCTCGTCGCTGAAAACCGAGAAATGAGGGTGATGATGATGACATTGATGACAACCCATTCCTCCCAATTACAGACACTGATGACAAACAATACCCAATTACAGGCGCAGATGTTGGAAATGATGAAGGCAACACAAATGACAACCACAAATCCGAACGCGACAGGTATCGCGTCAAATGTTACAGGAGACCATAACGCCGTGAACAGCCACAACATAAATAATACATTCAGTATGAACATGTTCCTGAACGAGAAATGTAAGGATGCGATGAACATGAAGGAATTCGTGAATTCCATCCAGTTGAATATGACCGACTTGGAAAATGTTGGCAGGCTTGGCTATGTGGAGGGAATGTCGAATATCTTCATTGACAACCTCCAGAAGACCGATGTATACAAACGACCGGTTCATTGTAGCGATATTAAGCGCGAAACCTTATACGTGAAGGACAACAACGAGTGGCAACGTGACGGTCCAGAACATGAGAAAATGACAAACGCGATTCTTGCCGTGGAACAGAAGAATGTGGTGCTAGTGAATGAATGGGCGAAGGCCAACCCGCGATGTATGAATAGTAATACCCGAGAGAATGAAAAATACTTCAAGTTGTCAAAGATTGTCACCGATGGAGAAAAGGATGGGAATATAGATAAGGTGATACGCAAAGTAGCAAAGCGCGTGACGATTGAAAAGGACACCCCGCAAATCGAATAACCAATAATGTACGTGAAAGATAAATTGACACAAATCTCTATAATTTTTGCTTTATAGTCCAAAATTATAAATACTATTATTATAACAGTTACAAAAAGTAACTATATTCGGACATTAGTAATATAAAAATATAATAAGATATTATATAAAATTATGCCAAAAATGGTGTTTGATTATTCAAATACAATATTTTATAAAATAACATGTAAAGACCCAAATATTATTGATCTGTATGTTGGTCATACAACAAATTTTGTCGAGAGAAAAGATTATCATAATATATGTTTTACAAATACTACATCAGATAGCTACAATTGTAAGTTATATGAAGTAATAAGAAGTAATGGTGGATGGGATAACTGGAAAATGGAAATAATTGACTGTATTCGTTGTGATAGCATTCATGAAGCGATGAAGAAAGAACAAGAATATTCTATATCGTTGAACGCAACATTAAATATTATAGAACCAATACCTCAACAACGAGATGATCCGCAGCCAATAACTTTGAATATCAATGAAACAAAAGAAAATGACGATAATATAACAAAATATCGTTTTTATTGTAAAAAATGTAACTTTAAATGTGATAAGCAAAGTAATTATGACACACATCTTACCACTAATAAACACAAACGGTTACCGAAAAATATAACAAATGCCACAAATGTCACAAATGTCACAAATGTCACAAATGTCACAAATGTCACAAAATCCACAAATACTTGCCCCTATTGTCATAAACAATATGCTCATCGTTCAGGATTATGTCGTCATAAGAAAATCTGTACTATGAAGATTGCCAAGTATATCGCGAATAACTCCAATAATCTAGCACATGATGTACATGATGTATATGATAAACTAATAAATCTATTAGAAATTATAAAAAATAAAAATGATAGTGATTCGGATGTTCCGAATAATAATGTCAATACTACAACCTGTAAGAAGGAGATACTGATTTTTACAGGAGACAATATCAATATCAACAACAATAACAACAACCACATCAACAACAATAACAATAACAACAACCACATCAACAACAACAACAAAAACAACAACAACAAAAACAACAACAACAACAACAACAACAACAACAACAACAACAACAACAACAACAACGCAACTTAACTTGACAAAACCATACAAAAGCCGGAGTTCGCAAGTAGATAAGGTGATACGCAAAGTAGCAAGCCGTAAAATCAAAATTGTGAATAAAAATACATAAAAACAATATCGGATTTACTCTAGAACCACAATAATGACAGACGAAACCACCACCAAAGTCGCGATTGCCAAAGAAACAGTCACGCGTCTTCTTCGAGATATTCGCGATGTAATGACCGACGCCACCTTAGACGAATGCGGTATCATTTATCGTCATAGCGAAACCGATATTCTCACCGGCTATGCGTGTATTGTTGGTCCATCCGATACACTTTATTTCGGCGGGTATTATTTCTTTCTCTTTAAGTTCCCTACGAACTATCCGCATTCTCCGCCGGTAGTTTCTTATCTAACAAACACGAATAACATTCGATTTCATCCCAATTTTTATGCGAATAGAAATGTATGTGTTTCGATTATAAATACATGGCGCGGAGAGCAATGGTCGGGGTGTCAGAATATTCGGTCTGTTTTGATGACATTCCAATCATTATTGGACAAACAGCCGCTACTTCATGAACCGGGTATTCGCTCGGCGCATAGCGACTTTAATTCATACCACATCATGGTGGAATACTACAATTATAAGTTCGCGTGTTTGGCGTTAATGAAAGACCTCACTACGTATATCACGATTGAATCGACGCTGGTCGGCGAATTTCAAGAGTTCATGCGGCGGAAATTTATAGAAAATAAAACGCGTATCCGAGAGATTTTGGTAGAGCGGGGGCGAACTTACCCAGAAAAGAAACCTGTGAGTATTGGTTTATATGGACGTATTAGTACGCATGTATCATATGACACCATTATGAGAGATTATGATGCGGTAAATGCGTTGTTTGATTGAGTGAGTGCGGGCGGGCGGGCGGGCGGGCGATTCGCGTGGCGAATGTATGCGATGAATAAAGTATTATAATCATCGCGGTTTCGACTTAAATTGAAATTAAATGTATCTATATACATTATACCACCATTCTCTCGTTCGCGTCAATTTAAGAGTTCAACGATGCATTTCTGTTCTGTATGTAACAACATGTATTATATCAGTATCACGCCTGAAAACGAACTACAATATTACTGTAGAAATTGCGGCAACATAGACAATACGATTGCGGCTGACAATATCTGTGTCAGCAAGGTGAATGTGAAACACGCAACCACGCCGCAATCCTTTTCGCAGGTGGTGAATAAATACACGAAGTACGATCCGACATTACCGCGTATTCATACGATACGCTGCCCGAATGATGAATGTCCAAGCAATCAGGGAGCCGACGCAGCAGCAGGAGGAGGGGGGGCGAAGGAAGCGAAGAAGAAACCGCACAACGAGATTATTTATGTGCGTTACGATGATACCAACCTGAAATACGTGTATTTATGCGCAAGGTGTGACAAGGTGTGGAATACCGAGCAACAGTAATGCCGCAACGCCGCACCACCGCACCACCGCACCGCCGCACCGTTATTTTTATTGTTTTACATTCGCTCGGCGTAAAACAATAAATTGAAACATAATAAAGTGTAATACATATATATATATACACGTTTCATTACACGTTCCATTATGTCAAGTGGTATTCCTGCTCCGCCAAAAAAAACACAATTCCGCGACCCCGATGCCGAGGATAACGAAGAAGAAATCATGTCTGAACCCGGCGATGACGCCAGTTCGATTGCTAGCGATGCTGATACCTCGTCGTCAGTCGCTGATACAACCGACGATAGCGATACTGACACAGAAGCCGACGCAGCGGCGGCGGATAGTAGCGCCGATGAAGCAGAACTCGATGACGCAGCAGCCGCCGATGCGGGAGGAGGAGGAGGAGACAGCGACGATGAAGCCATATCAAAGAAAACCAAAAAGAAACGTGCGGCTGCTTCTTCCGCCAGTAAGAAAAATATGGAAGACGATATGACATTATTAGGCGTGCCTCATGGCATACATTTTGACGACGATGAAGACGATGATGCCGACGGCGATGACGAAGATGAAGACGCAGATAAAGACAGCAGCGAGTACTTCCAAAAACTGAAATCGAATGTTCGTGAAAGTTACATAGATACCTATCATCCGGAATCTTTGTCGCACAACTATGATGAAATACAGACACTTTCGCGAGTTGTCCGAAATAGCGCAGGTGTCATCGTGGATGAGTTACACCGCACAATCCCAATTATGACAAAATACGAAAAAACGCGGATTTTAGGTCAGCGTACGAAGCAAATCAATGAAGGTGCGCCTACATTTATCAAGATTGACTCTACAGTGATTGATGGCTACTTGATCGCGATGAAGGAATTGGAGCAAAAAAAGACGCCGTTTATTATCCGTCGTCCGTTGCCTAATGGCGGTTCGGAATATTGGCGAATTCAAGATTTAGAAATAATCTAGTTCGGGAAAAATGGGTGAAACACCGGACGTGCAGTCGCTGCCGTCGTCGCCGCCGCTCCCTGTGAAGGAAATGTTCGATAGTCGACGTTATAATCACTAGATGACGACGATGAGATGGACCAATCAGATGACGACGAATTCGAATTCGACTTGTATAACGACGACGACGACAACGACGAATTAGATAATGCTAAGTCTTCGAATGTATAAGGGTTGTACGTCTCGATAGGATTTTTTTGTGTAGTAGTAGATTCAATATTATCTCGTTTCACACAGCAACAACGAAAATATGACTTTATAGATGTGATAATACTAGATTCGGTCATTGAATGGGGTGTGTGTGTGTGAGTGTCAGGTGTCAGGTGTCAGGTGTATGTGTCTGTGTGGGTGATATTTGTTATTACGCGATATTTCTTTTTCAGCATTTCCAACGCTTTCCGCATTCTAAACATGTGACAAAAGTTGTCATCGGTTCATCTGCCGAACGTGTCTGTAGTTGGTAATACGTGCATTTCTTGGATTTACACTTATTACACGTAAAGTTGTCGGTCGATGCTTCGATATTTGGTTCGTACTTCTGCTTGTCGCGAACCTTTTTGTCTTCAATCAACTTTTTCCACTTATCTGGGCAAATGTCCTGATGTGTCATGAACGCGATTTCTTGTGATTTGAGATTACCCGATATCAGGGCACTTGAAACGTCCGGTTTCTTTAAGTTGATATATACCGAACGGAGATGGTCGATGTATAATGTCACGAAGAACGGATTGGACCATTTTTTCACGATGTTATTCTTGGAAGCATGCTGGATCGTCCAGTTGAATATTCCCTTTTCGATATTCGTAGATATTGCGTCGATGGTCTCGGTGCCGGTGCCGGTGGCGGGTTCGTCTGCTGCCGCTGCCGCTGCTAGTCCGCCGCCGCCGTGGGAAGCATGTAATAACGCAAGGATTCGCTTTTTGACCTCGATGCGAAATTGGTCAGGATAAGCGATGGAATCAATGGACGACATAGAAATCTATTGTATTGTATACATTATAATAGATTTCTTTAATCAATTTTTACGACTTACTGTAACATAAATGATAAAATCAGACATACTCTTCTTCGCTCAACTCTGATTCGCTTTCTGCCGCGATGACAGGTTCGTCCGAGGACTTTTTAGACTTTACATTGCGTTTGGGTTTTGCCGCAGTTACAGTGACGGTCGGTTTCGGGTTCAGGTTCAGTTTCGCGCCTGACTTCGGTTTCGACACTTTGTGATTACATTCTACTACGGGAGGAGGGTCTATGTCGGCGTCGGCGTCAGAAGTCAAAGGAGAGTCTGAAGGCGGTGTTCCAGATTCCGTCTCGGTTTCCGTAATAAATTCACTTTCAGTCGATTCCGACTTGTTTTTCTTACCACCGCGTCCGCGACCTTTCACCCTGCCTCGCGGCGTTTTATCTTCACTATCGTCGTCGACGACAAACCCGTCCTTTAAATACCCGCTGCTTGTTTTTTTATGCGAAGGAACCGAGTCCAACTCATCACTTTCGTTTTCATCGGCAAGCGCAGACGCCGCAAGGTCTTCAAACCCGCCAAATAATTTCTCATATATTATATTCCACAATTCGGTTGTCAAATGAATGGCGGTCTCGTTGTCCATTCTAGCGACAAGGGCGATATTTCCGTAAAAAATGAGTTCATCGATAGGCGGAGGCATCTCATATTTATTTTCAGACCCAGCACGTCCTTCCGTTTTCGCCCATACATCGACATAAATGTATTTCGGAATGACTTCCTCGGTTGAAACATCAAACGCCAAATTCCGCTTATTCTTGTATCGATACGTATGATAACAACTGAACCCATTATGGTTACGATATCCACATTTTTTTGATAGTAGAATGGTAAGCTCTTCTAATGTTGTCTCGCCCGCTGGTTCGACGACGCATTCAGATAATGAACCGCCCTTTGAAATAATGACAATCGTTGTTTTTGTATTTTGGATTGATTCATTGATCGTCGAGGATTTACCCTTCTGTTTAGTATCATTCGTGATTGAGATGTCAAACATCGTAAAAGACGGCGCCATTATGTACATATACTATCGTTATGTTTCTATATTATTTACGGAGGACGCACGCACGCGCACGCATGGAGTTGTATGCGATATAAACGTAACTCGTGTATATATTGTAATCATAGTAGTATCTGTTAGATGGCCGCCAATCACGTCCGAAACCAGCGAAAGAAGCAAAGCGCGAGACAGGCGACTGTTATATCCGGACTAAGCACGATTTATCGTAATCAATCAACAACACATTCGATACAGACGCATCAGCAAACGGAACCGCGCATATTTTTACTTGACGTAACATTAGATGAAATGAATCAAATGTACCCAAAAATACACGGAATCATCGAGAAGGGGCGACTTCGGCCCAAAGGAACCGAGGTATTTTTCGTATATAAGAAGATGGAACATTACATAATATCCGAAGATGCTGTATATGAAGTTCACGGCGGCGCTTTCGGAACAGACGCGGTATCACTGAAAGAACGAATTCCGGTGGATGGGCCGATTACAATAGTAGAACTGCCGACGACGACACCGACGACGGTCCCATTACTCGTAGATGAAAGTTATTATAAGTTATCGAACGCTGGTGGCGGTGGCGCGGGCGGAGATACCCCGCATAACGCATCCTATCTTTCACCAAAACACATTATAGACCGTCATATGAAAATAATCGTGAAAACTCATCCCAAATCAATGAACGCATTTGTATTCATTATGAATGATACAGAGACGGAGGTTCTCGATTTTTATATTACTACCGAAAATGGTATTATAATGACTACACCTGCCACCTCCGGTACCGCCACCGCCGCCACCGCCGGACTGAGAGATATACTGACAAAAACATGTAAGGATGATGTTAATTCGTTTCTAGAACACTTCAAATTATGTTCGTAATATACACATGAATACAATATATACTATTCGTAATGTTGTGGTTAATACAAAATATTCTTTTTTCTATTAGTTTAATTGTAGTTATACATTATTTGTATATCTATTTCGAAACAACCCTTACCGCTCCAAAAGTAAAAGATTTAATCCATTGCCCAAAACAGAAATATAAATCGTTGTTTGATACCATAAACAAGAATTTAGACAATAATACGACGAAATCGGCTGATGGGAGAGGAGTAGAATCGCGAACATACAATTCGTCGTCTAATTTAGGAATAGACGAACAGACAACCCATCAAGAACAGCATGAAAACATGCGCATAAATACGACTAGTAATGATATGAAATCCGACCTAAAAACCTTCTTACGCGGGATTGGGTTGAAGGCGAAGTCGCCCTCTGAAATGTCATTTCGCCCAAGCTATGAAACGAGTTAAAGATATAACACGTATTCTATTATATAATGTACCAACAACAACAACGTCGGCCACAGCAGCAGCAGCAGCAGCATTCTTGTGCGAATATGCGTGTTTTGAATTCGCAAGATTCCGACAGTTTATTGTCGAATTTTCCAACTACAAGACTTTCTTATGAAGCGTCTATTCATAAGAACGATAAGAACCAACACCAAAATTCGGCTTCGGCTTCGGATTATAAGTGTTTTCTACTTCCAAAAGGCCGCCGTTGTATCGCGTGGGCTACTGAGTGGGGGCGCAATAAAATATTCGCGATCATTGAGATAGATGGTTCGCGCGACAACGAACGCGAACGCAGTATTTCGCCGGTTATTCGTAAATTTCATCAAGAGAATGGATGGATGCCTGGAAGGGTTCGTATATTGGACGCATGCTTTGACCGGTCACTTGTTTATGGAACTGTATTTGGCGGGGTATTATTCAGAATAAATGAACACCGTTCGTCGAACACGTCGCAGTCGCACTCGAATTCGCAGTTTTTCTCTATTCATACAATTTATTGGTATAAGGGTAATCCTATTCCGCCATCGACCATATCTGGACATATTCGTTTATGCGAGGACATTTTCGCCAACAACGATATTCGGCAAGTTGCTTATACGAAACAAAATAGTGTGATATTTGGACTACCCGTATTATGTAATACCGAACAAGATGCCAGAAATCTTGCGGGTCAGTTGGCATATGAAATATTTGCGATTCAGTATCGTTATTTCACACATACTCGCGTATTTCAGCAGATTCTTCAAGACAGGCCGACGTCGGTTCCGGCGCCATCCACGCAAGTTCCAGTTCATAGACCCACGCCAGTACCGAGCGCACCCGTGTCGTCGTCGTCGTCGTCATCGTCACCTAAGCGCTTATTCATCCAACCGCCCGATGAAATGCTTACCAATATCCAAGCTACATTTATCGTCCGACCGAATATTCAAAATGATATATATGAATTATTTGTATCGGCGTCGGGCGGTCGGTGCGAATATGTCTTTCATAACTTCGCACATGTATCTGGTTATAAAACAAGTGTTATGATGAATCGATTATTTCGCAATATTACAGAGAATGAACGCTTAGATTCGATGGAGGAAAGTGAAGATGAGACCGAGTTCGAAAATACTGAACCGGATAAATATGTCACACTTACAAAGGAATACAAAATGATATGTAGGTTTAATAAGCGGTTTTGTCGTTGGGTGCCAATCGAAATCGCATCTAAAAGTGATACAATTACAGACTATCAGGTGAAACAGCACGAGGTACGGTACATAAATTATCGCCGCAATAAATGAGTATAAACATTACACGTTGTATTATACTATATTGTATTATTCGGTCGATGAGACCACCCGTGTATTCGAGTTCATTATCATTTCATCGGTTATATAACGCCGTGAATACCGTACAGCCTATTATTCACGAATGGAAAAAATGCTTGCCGTTTCTTCGGCCATGTTATTCCGTTAGTGATGCGTCATCGCGAGAGACTATATCTATTCTGCGTGAAAATCGCGTTCCGATGATATGCGATAATCCGCGTCAGGTATCGTTTGTGAATGATTATTCATTGGTTATTGAAGAAAAACGGGTCGGGGCGAATGAATATATTGCGCGGAATATGAAAGATCTCGGTGGTCCGGCTCCGGCTACGCCTCGTGCTCCGGCTCCGCCTCCGCTGTGGATACATACGACTATTTCATCCGACGGCATCGAATTAACCAGAGAAATGTTCGAATATGTCTGGGCTCACAAACTTATACTGAATGGTATTGTTTTCAATACACGGAATTTTGCGGATAAGAATGCGGCATTTCCGCCATCGATGTATAGTTACAAGATCGCATTTGATTACATCTTTAGGAATATGATTACGCCGTTCAAAAAAGAATACGGAATTCATACACCGTGTATTATGATAGACGGTCGAAACCATATTACCCGACTCGAACATTTACACGAGCTTCGTCATTCTGCGTTTGATTCTAACACCTCATCTGTGATACATTTGTGTAAGGAATCTGGCATAGAGTTGCGTTTAATTGTTGATTCATTGCTGGACCGTACATAAGAGGCGTCGTGAATTATATTTTTTGCTCGGTGTATATATATATACATACATACATACATACATACGTAGTAATCATGAGTTCTGCTGTTTCTGAAGAGCCTTTGTTAGGAGGAGCCAAGCGTAAAATCCGCCTTGGAAATGAACATATGAACCTTCAACCTGCTCTGCCGATTAGCGGCCAAAAGATGAGAAAAATCAAGCCGTTTGTTTTCAAGAATCAGACAAAGTATTTAGCGCGCTTACATTCATCTCCTTGCCGTTCAAAAAGCCAGAAGAAATGCGCGAGCCGCAAACTACGCCAGAGTTGTAAGTATGCTCGCGGAACGAAGCGCACGTTTTGCCGCAGGCGTACGAATAAGAACTACCGGTCGTAAGGTGTATATATGATATGTACCCCGCGACAACACCTATTCATATGTTTTTATTATATCATCTAATAATAACAACATAATGTCATATTTACGTTCAAACCCCCTAGCCGAGCATAACTCGGGTATTGCTTTATCAAGCAATCAAATCCCGCAGAATGCCGGTACGGGTAATATGTATCAAGGTCAGGCCGGACGCGCGTTCGTTCAGGGCGGTGGTGGAGCGAGTCAATACTATTCATTCAACCCCGGAAATTCGGATAGTGATAACGCACATGCGCGCGGGTCGTACGCGCCAGTTAGTGTAGGTTCGAATTCCGTCGCTACTGGTGGTCGCAGCCGCAAAAAGAAGCTCACTACGTATCGTCGTCATCGCCGTTCAACGAAGTGTAAGAAGTGTAAGTGCGATATTATAATCACTGGTGGCGGGTCTCGTCGTCACAGTCGTTTCTGTAAGCATAAATGCTGTAATAAATCGTTAAAGAAAACAAATACACGACGCCGACGATACGGACAGTCGGGTGGAAGCGCCGCATTTGCGAATGCCGCGTATTCTATCGGCGGAGCAGGAACCGAAGTTACTCGCGATACTACCGCATTGGCCAACCCAGCTCCTTATACTGCTTACAATAGCTGCCATCCAGTCGCGTAATACCTGATTATGGTTCCGCTTCGCACTCCGGTTCCGTTTCACTCCGGTTCCGTTTCACTCCGGTTCCGTTTCACTCCGGTTCCGTTTCACTCCACTAGCACCATCAAGCATTTTCCATTTGTTTTGGGAATGGTTGATTTCATTTTCGATTTCGCGCTTATCTCCGTAGTCACCGAGAGAATTCCCGTATCTTCATCTATTTCAATAATATCCGCATCCGCCAACGCGGCTTCTTCTTTCTTCGTCGATACGGCTGGAGGCTGATATTTCACCGTCCATTCGTTTTTGTAGTATCCTACTGTGTCTGTCATCACAATACGATATCTCTGCTTGATATAGTATGTCTGGCGTTTCAACCACTGGCTGCGGAATAAATCCTGAGGGTCAATAATATCAATCACGAGAGGCGACGCGTGTTTCACACGCAGGATACGACCCACCGACTGACACACATCCGTCTTCGGGGACGCCATAATCAGCGTCGTCAGTGTCTTGATATCCAATCCTTCCGACGCCATCGCGTATGTCGCAATAATCACCTTCTTGCTCTCGCTCAGTTTTAGCGCCGCCTCTTTCATTCCGCCTACATAATACCCCACCGTAGCGATTTTCCTATTTTCTATCGCGTCATGGAAATATTCTAGCAACGACCGGTTATGCGCCAATATCATAATCTGTTGGTCGGGGTTTGTCGCCAGCTCATTCTGTAGCACATCCAGTACAAACTCGCTCCGCCGATTATAATTACACACTTTAGAAATCATCGTGCTGAATTTGGGGTTACCGCGGTAGTCATATTCCGTCTCGTTGAATTCGGCGTCATCGACTTTATACTGAATACCCTTGACGATAACCGAGTGGGTCGTCGTGTCGTTTTTCTCTTTATGAACCACGTCGCCCAAGAAATGTTTGAATACTTTTGTAAGCCCGTCTTTACGCACCATCGTGCCCGATAGCCCCAGCGTATATTTTGTCACTATTTTCATCATACACCGACAGAATACTTCGGCCGACATGTGATGACATTCATCATATACTGTGAGGCCAAACGTGTCGAACATATCTCTCGGATACTCTTTCATAGAGAGGGATTGAAGCATTCCGATGACGATATCTTTATCGTCGATATCTAGGATTTGCCCCTGTATCATTCCGACACGCGCCGCAGGAAGGAACTGCTGGATTCTCTCGATCCACTGATTCAAAAGGAAGCTTTTATGAACGACGACGAGGGTTTTCACTCGGAGTCGCGCGATCACATTCAGCGCCATAACAGTCTTTCCTTTGCCTGGATCGACGTCGAGTAATCCACCGCCGCCCATTCCGGCATTTTCGGGTTTTGTTACTTGGTGTATATATTTATCAACGATGACATTCTGGTATTCGCGCATTTCACCCGAGAACACGAGAGAATCCGCGACAGGCGACCCCGACGGAATCCGCGTTTCTTCTGGAATGCCGTATATTTTGGTTCCATAAAACCGCGGAATATATATTTTTTTGGAACATTCGCGGTATATCGGAAATTTAGGTGGCTGAACCGGTGCTTTAGGAACATACGCACCTACCGTAAGTTCATCTCTCAGCAATTTGAGATCGTCGGTTTCCATACATTCTTTAAGTAGCGTATATCCGCGGGGTCCGTAATAGGACGACACGGCGGATGCGGGGGTGGGAGCAGGCACTGACATCGAAGACTGTACAATATAACCAAACACGCCGAGAGATTTCAATTCTATTTGAATTTAGTGTTAGAATAATATATAATATAATAATAATAACATTCTATTACACGAACGAGTATGGATACATTTCGTACATTGATGCGCGAAGAAAAGCAGCATGAGATGGTGATTTTCGTGCTATTAATATTGTATATCGTTTTTACACCCGCGGTTCCTCACGCACTGGCAGAATATGCGGAAAGCACCGTCGGCCAAGTGATCGTTGTAATTCTCGCGATTACTCTGTTTCTCAGCACTAACCCTGTTGTCGGTATTTTAGGCTTTTTGGCTGCTTATGAGTTTATTCGTAGGTCGAGCCATTCCACCGGCGTCTATGGTATCAAGACGTACTCTCCTACCGAGGAAAAGAAGCAATCCGTGATGACCGCGATGAACCCGTCGCCAGTGAAGACTCTTGAAGAGGAACTGGTTGATACTCTTGTGCCGATTACTCCGAATAATGATATCGGGTTGTCCGATGGCGGGTCGTTCCAGCCGGTTCTAGGAGAGCTTTATGGCGCGGTTGAACCCGAGTATGATGGGGTTATGTAAATGCGTAGATGCGCGACGAACGCATGAATGAATTCATTATGACATGATTCTCATAATGAAATACGAGTGAACGAATGAGTGAGCGAATGAGTGAGTGAACGAATGAGTGAGTGAACGAATGAATGAGTGAACGAATGAGTGAGTGAACGAATGAGTGAACGAATGAGTGAGTGAACGAATGAATGAGTGAGCGAGCGAGCCCGACTATTTATTACCGACCTCCGCCGCCTCCGCCGCCTCCTCCGCCTCCTCGCTGTCCCATGACAACCCCCGCCGAACTGACTTTATTCCCGATTCGGTTGAATATAAAACGGAACATATAAAATAGAATCGCGGCAATCATCAATCCGAACATCGTGCCGATTAATGTGCGAAAGATGTCGTTTTGTAAAATAGTCTCCCAATTCAATCCAAACTTATTCAAGTCTAGTTCTGCCAAACTACCAAGCTCGCCATTATTCGCGGATTGCTGGTATAAAACGGTTCCATCATCCCCAGTAGGATTACACTTGATGTAAATATCACCGTTGCCTTTCGCGTTATTTGCGCCGCGTTTATTGTAATAATACATATTTTTCGGCATTTTATTCTCACTAATCGGTCCAGTTGTTGTAATAGATGTATCGCGATTCACGTCATTCAAGCTCGCCAAAGAGTCGCGAAATACAAGAATGGCGTCCTTTTTATGATATACAATGTAGTTATATACTCCAGTATATTGCGGTAATAAATGCCGACCGACATACGTGAAGAACCCCTCCTTCGGAATAAGGTTGCCTAAATTGAAGTTATTCACATCGGATATGTACTTTCCGCCGCTACTTGACTTACTTGGGAGGTTCTGTAGTATCGTATTCATAATATCCGAGCTTTGTCGTCCGGTTCCATTTCCAATATTGATAGGAATAGATACGATTAAGTTGCGGCCATCGGCGCTTGAATGGTACGCAAGTATTTCCGCATCGGCGAGAGCACCATCATATCGGTGTAGCGATGGCTGGTGAATATGAATATGCTCTACTTTATAATCAACGCCATTGTATCTCGCGGGAAATAAACCGCCACTACCCGTATCATATGGAATACGTAAATACGACCCTTTGTGAAATACGTTACAAGTGCTCGTATTGTATTGAAATGAGAAATTACATGTGGATGAACACGCTCGGTCTTCTTTACGCATTACATCCGAAGTTAGATTAACGGGGGCATCCCGATTTGAAGTTACTCTAGATGCCATCTATATCGTGCTTTTTTTAATAAATCGTTGGGTAATTCTATATATAAATATTATATATAATTTATGTATATG